GGAGGCACCGTGAGGCATACCGTCCAGGGCCTGCCCATGGACACCCAGGAGGCTGGCCGCTTCCGTTTTCCATTCAGGGTATTGTATGCAGAACCCGCGAAGCTCGTCATATCTCCCCGGGCTGATCCCGTAGGCTTCCCAGCGTGGAATATAGCGCCTCATGGTTACTCACCAACCCGGTCGATGTTGATGGTGGCGCCGGGATGCATTGCGGCCAGCACGTCCACCCAGGCTACAACCTCCGCAAACGTCCCCATTGTTTCGAGCTGCTCCCCGCTGGGCAGTTTAGCGATCGCCTTGTACATCGTTCAGCACCTCCTTGATTTCGTCGTAGGTCTCCATGACCCGGATTTTCACCCCGTCAGCGAGCATAATGGTGTGGTCGTAGTACGCCAGGATTTTGTCGAGGTTCACGCTGATCGGGCCGCGGTCAATGTATTCGTCGTTTTCCTTTGCGGCGCCGTGAAACCTGATAAACATTTACCCACCTTCTTTCGGTTCGATTCTTTCCGCCCAGGAACAATAATCGTTCTCAGCCACAAAACGGTTGATTTTATCGCACCAGTTAACCTTTTTACGCCCCGTGAAAAACGCACAATCCCGGCAGCGCGTCAAGTAACCATGGTTGTCGAAATACTGATAATCTCCACCGGTTTTTATGAACTCTTCGATCATCTCGACATGTTTACTCATTCATGTCTCCTTTCCCCGTAAACATCGAAGATTTCAACGCACGGCGTTCTGCTGATGACCGGAGCCCCGACTACTGGCTCCCTTGCTACCAGCACAATGTCCGCAACCGTGAACCGCCCATCATGGTCGTATACCGTGAAGCCGTTTTTCTTGCAGTACGCTCCCATTTCAGCGATTGCGGCTTCTCTGTCATAATCGCTGAAAACGCAAACGTCCGGTCTTGATGATCCTTTATGCCGCTCAAGCATTACTGAGTACTCAATCATCCCATTTCACCTCATGTCCACAATACCGACAAAATCTGTTGCGATAATCAATCTCTTTTCCACAAGCACCACACACATACCACCACGATGCCCACTTCCCCGGATTCCCGTCGCTTTCTTTTCCGGGAGGAATAGCTTCTTGCTCTTTCAGCAGAGCAAGGGCATCGTCAACTGTTTTGTATGCATCATAATAATTTGGTGCGTCCCCATCATATACGACCCGATACTGCTGAAATAACCATTCAGACAAATTCTCAAGTCCTTTGATAACATTCTCTGTTTCAGCCATCCCACTTCACCGCCTGTCCGGATCGATAAAACCTTTTTCGCAAATGCTTCTAATCATCCAATCGTATCCGCAAAAACCGTCCGTTTTTCTTTCAAGCTTTCTGGCTTCGTTCGCACTCATTCGTGTTACTGATACGCAAGCTTCCCATCCATCATCCCAACGATAGAAATAGTTCTTTCCCCAGCACTCCTTTGGTACTCTCCTTTCGTCTTTCGTCCGAATATGCAACCTATCTGCTTGCGACCATTTTCCATCCCACGAACCACAATGCGGCATTGTTAATTCAAAAACTATCATTCCCACTTCACCGACCTTCCCACATAAATTTCACGCCACATTCCGAACAATAATTCTGTTCATAAACAACCACATTGTCGCATCGAGGACACACATAATCGTTGTAATTCTTGTTTCGTCCTTCACGTATTAGAATCGGCTCAACCGCCTCCTGCTCTTTCAGCAGTTCCAGTGCGTCTTTTTGCACTGCTGTTATGCAACGCCCGTCCGTCATTGGAACTTCTACAAAATATGGGCAATCGCTGATGCAGGCGTCTCCTGCTATACAGCACTCCAGCCCTTTTTTGACCTTCTCCCGGTCAGCCATCCGTTTCACCTCCTCTAATGTTCCCAGTGATGCATCTGCATCCCGTATGGGCAATTCTCGCCCGAATAATCGTCCAGCGGCACATACGCCACCATGACCTTGTACATCTCGCAGTTCCGGCACTGCTTCGCGTCCAGCACACAGCCCAGGCACTTGGTCTCCTGGGCCGCGTCCACAAGCATCTGCATTTCCTGCCGATCCAGGGCGATCGCCTTGCCTCCCGGCGTCCCTTTGGGGACGATCCGCATCTCATTACCCCGGCAGGCGTTTTGCAGTCGCCGCAGCTGATCGTCCGTAACGGTGCCCGTCAGGTCGGCCATGATCGACCGGAGCTGTCCGAGCGCCATTCTGACCCGCTGGCGTCCTCTGGGGATGCAGTCGAGTCTTTCACCGAAATCCTCTTCGAGGCCCGCCGCATTGGCCAGGACGTTGATCATCCGGATCATGGCGTACAGCTGGACTCGCGTCATCCGTTCCCTGGCTTTTTCTGGCAGCTGGTAGCTCATTTGGGTGCCTCCCTTCTTATTGCTTGTTCAATTCTGCGGCTCGCCGGCTCGCATCTTCCACAATGTCCATCGCCAGGGCAGTGGCAAGACTGTCACTCTGCCATTTCCGCAGGAAGGGCATCAGCTGCGCCTCATTCGCCGCTACGAACCAGTCTCCATTTCCATCGATGTCGCCAGGTTTAAATGGCGGAGCCTCGTAGTATTCCGCCAGGCGGTACAGATCCGAAAACATCTCTCTTCGCTTCGTGCTGACCATTATGTATCCCCCCACGGCAGATCCACGTCGTACACAACTTCCATCTGTCTGATCTTCATATCCGTCGGCCAGGAAAAATCGTCCTTCCGTTCAGATATCCGCTTGCTGGCCGGGTCATACCACAGATCAATCCCGTCATCCAGATCACCGGTCAACCGGTTTTTCTTTACGGAGAGGATCCTGTCCGGCTTCCCGAACTTATCCGGCCCGGTATCGTAATTCAGCACCACATCAACGGCATTGGTGATATTTCCGCTGCCCATAACATCGTCTGCGTCGAATTCTCCGCCGTCGCCCTTCCTCTTCCGCGGATGGGCAATCAGGATAATGATCACGTTATAGGCCCGTGCAATTCTGGCCAGTTCCCGAACAAAATTGCTTTGCAGCCGGTTCAGATCCGCGCTCAGGTTTTCCTCCAGCGCTGTCATCAAGTTATCCAACAGCACGACCCGGATACCGTATTCCCGTACAGCCTTTTCCACGGTCTGTATCAGGCTCTCGGTTTCCTCGTTCGACACCTGCGATTCGTCATACAGCCACATGCTGTGATAATACCAGTCATGCAGCCGCTGCCGTTTCCAGTCAGGCAGCGTCCAGTCCTCTTTTCCGATGTCGTTGGTCACCGGTTTCAGGCATTCCGGCCCGGCCAGTTGCCTGTCCATCCATTCGCGGAAATTGGAGTGCGTCAGTTCGCCGGAATAGGCGAGGCAGCTCTGTCCCGCCAGCAATGCGCCGCATACAAACTGTGATGCCAGCGTGCTTTTTCCTTTGCCCCTCCGCCCGCTCACCAGGATAACCTGCCCGAAGTAAAACCCGCCGATCAGTCTGTCCAGCTGGGTGAATCCGGTTGATATGTGCGGCCTGTTGATCAGATCCGTCGGTTCAACTTCCGCCATCCGGATCAGATGCACATCCGTTTCCCGCTCCGCGTTTTCGATACAGGCGCGGATCCCGGACACCCCGTATTTCTGGAGGATCTCGTTTGCGTCCTTACAGTCCTGATAATCCTCTGGCCGGACATGCCATACCTGACCGTTAAACCGTGATTTCATGTCCGGAAGCAACGTCATGGATCCATGTTCGAAATCCCCGAAGACAATCAACTTGTCGAATTGCTGTAACCAGTCCCAGCAATGCGGAACCCATGTAAACCCGTTTTTCCCGGTCGGCACAGAAACAGCGTTTTCAAATCCGGCCTCCGCTACGCTCATACTGTCGATCTGGCCCTCTGTCATAATCAATGTTTTGTTTTTTGGATTGCATTGGGCCATCCCGAACAGGATCGGCTTGCAGTCCTTTTCACACCACTCCTTTGATCCGTCCTGGCCTTTTTGAAAGGCTGTGTTCCGATACTTAATAAATTGCATCCGGTTCTCTTCGTCGAAAAAAGGGAACATCAGGATTTTTTCATCCTCTTTCAGCGTCGTTATGTGATACCGTTCCGTCACATCCCGGCTAATACCCCGGCTGGCCATGTACTCGACAGCCGGCTCCCGGATCTGGATGTTCTCCGCTTTCTTGGTAAACGCTTTGAAGCGCTGCCATTTCAGACCGTAATAAGTGTCTACATCCCGGCCCAGTGAAAACCCGAAATCTCGCGCCAGGGTGATCATGTTCCCCTGGATACTGCAGCTGGCCCGCAGGCATTTAAACATCCCGTTTTCCAGATTGATCGAAAAGGTATTCTTGTCTTTCCCGCCGCCCTGGCAATAGGGGCACCAGGTGAAGCTAAGCTCATTCCCGCGCCGTCTGGCCTTAATTCCGACATGCGAGGCGAACCGTTCCGCGTCCTCCGGCGAGAAGTCGTAAATGTTAGCCATAGACCATGTGCCACCTCGCTAATCGTCGTAGTGCAGCGCTAACCACTCTTTTGATCCGATCGGCGGCTCTCTTTTGACCGCCGGAGGCGGACCCGCGGCAGCGGGTGATTGACTTTCTTCCTTCTGTCTTCTTTCTTCTTCTTTCTTAGATCGTGGTGCAACTTCGTGTGTAGGTGCGTGTGTAGGATCGTGTGTAGGTTCGTGGGTAGGTTCGTGGGTATCCGTGTGTGCAACTTCGTGTGTAGGTGCGTGTGTAGGTGTGTCCGGCTCACCTTGGTATTTGTTATAATTTACAACGGTTAGAAGTGTCCCGAATCCTACACTTTTCGCATGAATCATGTCCGTTGCAGCCATAAACCGAAGCCATTGATAAACCTTGTGCTTATCCCAATGAAACAACACACCAAGTTTCCGAATACTGGTCAGCAGCTGCCCACGCTGTATGTCTATCGTATGACCGTTTTTGTATGATGTCGCTTTGCCACGGTTAGCGGCTAACAATACATAAAAAAACGCATCTCGAAAGCTGAACGGTTGTTCAATCAGCCAGAAATCAGAATCTAATGTCTGCCTGTACACTTTTACCCACCCGATATCACTCATCCAAACTCACCCCCTTTCCAACCTATCCTTCAGATTCCTCTCCAGAATCCCCCGGATGATCCGTCCGGTCATCCTTTCCGAACAAAAAATCAGACGCAAATCATACCGTCCGCAGAAAGCCAGGATGGATCCGGCCAGGCTTTTCGGCGTCATCTGGGACCGATATCTGTGATCGAAGATGTTTTCCCAGCTTCCGCCCTCCACAAGCAGCCACATCTGAGCGCCGGCGCTCTTCGCCCGGAGGAACTCCCGCTCGAACCGATCGCGCCCCGCGCCGAAGCATTCGGCCAGCTCATCCAGATCCATCTTCCGCTCGATGGCCACCGTGGGACGGATCCTGCTGGAAGTGTCGTAGATCTTCCGCCCGTCCGGCAGCGTTGCGTTATAGCTATAATCTCCATAATCCAGCACGCAGCGCTCCACCGGAAGCCCGATGGAGGCGTACCTCCACCGGGCGCGGTCTGTGTCCTGTTCCCGGCTGTCCACCAGCACAGTCATGGAACTAAGGACAGTTTTGATATCCCTGGGCCGCATCAGAACGGCAGATCATCATCATGGACAACGGTAAACCCGCCGGGCGTCGTGCTGGTGGAGCTGGGCTCCGCGGCGTCAGATTCCTCTCTCAGAAGCTGATCCTTCGGAATCTTAAACTTGCCCGTCCGGATCTTATCCACGCTGCAAACCTGGGCCAGATTGGTAGACCTGCCGCGCCGGCCGTCGTTGGTCTTATACTCGCGGGTGTTAAACAGCCCGCCGATCATCAGGCCCTTGAATTTCTTTTCATCCCAGTCGAAATGATAGCCGCTGTTGGACGCCTCCAGCGCATCCGTAAAGGTCTTGAAGCGCCGCTTCGTCCAGCCGTCCTTCTCGCTGCCGTCATCCAGCGGAACATTGAGCAGATAGTTGCAGTGCCACTTTTTGCCGGTATCCTGGGCGCGGTAATCCTCCGCGAAAAAGTCCTTATACTGGCCCTCCGCGATATCCATGCTGACCTGGACATACTGGCCGATCCGGTTCTCCTTCACCTCCGCGCCCATGATCCGCATCACATAGCCGCCCACCGGCAGCTGCGGCCGATCCTGATACCCTTGCACCTTGTCGAAATCCCCGAAACGATTGATAGCCATTGTCTAATCCTCCTTCTTAATATTCAAAGTGTGCCGCCCTGGCGATTGCATACGCCTGTCTTGTCCTGGCTTCGTCCATGTCCTGCCAGTATGAACTATCCGCACCGAACAGGCCCCATCCGCCCGCTTTGCTGGCCCCCAGCACCGCGCCGAAGTTGTCCTGATCAACCGTTTCAAAGTTGTAGTAGGAAACCCCGGTCTCCGTGTCTATGCCGTTGCAGATCTCCATAATGTCCTTCGGAATTTCTCCAACCACATAAATCGGATAGTGTTCGGAAAACGCTCTGATCTTCAGCGCGTCATCCGGCTGCATGTTTCCCTTGACCTCCACGAACAGAGGATCAGGGCAACGGATGGATCCACCGCGGAGCTGGAAGTCCGGAAGATACCGGATCGTGATTCCCTCATCGATCTGGATGTCGTATCCCTCTGTTTCGTAGTGCCAATCAATGCCCAACCGGTCGAAGATCACAGCCCAACGGGCCTCCAACCGGCTTCGGAAATAGACTCCTTTGTAAAAAGTTGGAATTGCCCTAATACCAAAATCCAAAGTTATTCACCTCTCATCAGTTGCCGGAATAAAATTCACGGATTCGCTCATCCACCATCTTCAGGTCGTTTTCTATCTTTTCGTCCGGAAACATATCCTCCGGACTTTTCGTGATATCATTCCCGTCCGTCTGGGTGCGGAAGAAATGCTCCTTGCCCTGGGTGACGCACCGGAGAACAATAGCGCTCATGCCCTCAATGCAGACTTTTTCATTCAGCAGCTTTCCGATAGTCCGGAGCCTGGTGTCGCCGTAGTCGTTAGTCTCTTCGTGCAGCATGACGTACACGTTAACATCTTCCGGCAGATCCTTTATGGCCCGGATCAGTCGCCAGAAGCTGTCCGCGATGTCGTTGTACAGGTCGAAGCTGTTGGATCCTTTTTTCGGCTGGCTGTGCCCGGCCATGAACTGGCTGGTCATCAAATACCCGGCGTCATCGATCACCGCCGTTTTGCACGGCATCCGCTGAAGCCCGGCAATGATGGTATCCACCGAATCCGTCACCTTGACATACTTGAACTGCGTCCGGAAGGGAAGCTCCTTGCCGATCACGTTGGCCAGGAAGATCTCTTCCTCTCCGAAGTTCTTCAGGCTCCGGCTTTTCCCGCTCCCGCTCTTCCCGTAAATCAGAATAAAGCGGCCCATGCTTTCTCCTCCTTCCTTACTTAATCACGACGCTCTTCGTTGGCTCGACACAGCATCCAGGAATCTCCGCGCCGTTCTTGCTGATCTCCGCCTTCACGGCGTCTTTCCGGATCTCCGGCAGGGAGAACTTAAGGAACTGTTCAGGTTCCTGATAGTGCGTCTGAATGTAGTTCACCACGCTCTGCTCATCGATCACATTCAGCCGACTGTTATGGGTGTAGCTGACCCGGACCTTGCTGGTTTTCAGGATCTCGCCCTCAAGCGCTCCGGCCAGCCATGCCTTCAGCCGCTCCGCCTTGTTCTCCGCGGCCTTCTTCCGAGCGGTCAGGGCCTTGACCTCGTTCCCAATGGCCTCCGCCTCGGCGTTCAGGTCTTTGACCCACAGCGCGACGTTTTCCAGCTTCTTCTCCCGCTCCATCTGGAGCGCATCCAGCGCCTCCGGATCGATGATCTCGCCGGTCTCCTGATCCGTACAAGACAGGATCGCGGCATCGATTTCATACAGTGTCATCCGTTTTCCCTCCCATAAGTTCCTTTTCGTCGTGAGCAATGCTCTCGTCAATCTCGCAAAGCAGATGCAGTATGGCATCATACGCAGCGTTCTTTTCTGTGTAGCTCATATTGTCCCGGTTCCAAGAAATATCGCTCATCGTGTTAATTGCGCACTGGTAGATATTCAGCCGCAACGTTTCACCGCTCACACATGCCCATCTTGCCATTTGATTACCTCCTCAACCAGTCCAGAAACCGCTGCCAGAGCGTTTTCTTAGGTCCATCCAGCCAGAATTTGACTTGCGGGCTCTGGTTCCAGCTCAGACGATCCACCCGGCCCTCCGCCTGGATCGCTCGAATGATCGGATACCAGCCCGCGGGCACGGTCTGCACGTTTCCGCAGAACGCCGCATCGAAGCGATAGCCGCCAGCGTGGACAGGTTCATACTGTTCGTGCTTCCCGAAGTACCGCACGTTCTCGACCTGCCAGGGTCTCCACTCGTCCATGGTTACCTCCTATTCTGCGCCATCGGTCACGGCAGGCCAGCGGCCACGCACAGGGCAGCAAAGCAGCCCACGGCGATCAGGATGACCGCGCCCCAAAACGCGGACCGTTCCCTGACCTCTTCCGCCGTCAACCGTCTGGCAATGATCTTTCCGCTGTGAGTCCGATAAACGCTGTACATTCCTATCTCCCTTTCGGGCACGTGTCGAAGTGACAAGCGTGTCCTGTGATTTTGTCGTGTTCCTTCTCAATATCCTGGGCGACAGCTCCGCGCAGGAGCATCCCGTCGCGTGTGACGAACCTCTTCCCGCCATTGCTGGCGTCGCTGATCACGAACAAGTCTTCGTCAACGTCGAAGGGGAGGGATTTTCCCTTGTCCGTCTTGATCAGCAGGATTTGCCTGCCGCATCTCCGGCACCGGCTTTTCTCAGGCCTTATCATCGTCCATGGCCTCCCACCGCTTTTTCAGGTCTTCCAGGAGGGAACGCGCCTTCTGCATTTCAATCCGTATAGCCTCCGCATTCCGACGCAAGTCCCGCACTTCGTGATGGAGATCATCGATACTGCTCTGCAGCTTCCCGATTTCCTTCATGTGCTCCCGGTGTTCATTATTGGTCATTGCTGGCCCTCCTTCCGCTCATGGATCAGCTTCAAAATGTGCCAATTATCAATGATCGACTGATCGATCTGATTGATCGCTTCTTTGATCAGCCGCTCGAAAAGGTACTCATCCAGCACCGCCTCGACGATCAGCAACACGTCCGCCCGATCTTGTTCGTTCATGCGTTACCATCCTTTCTCACTTGACGTTGTGCGGATTGATTCCGCGAAGATAAAACTTCAGCCGGTTGTGCAGCTTCCACGTCTTCCGGCTTCGCTGAGCGTGTTTTTTCCGTCCTGCCATGATTCCTTTCTCCTTTCTTCCGTCCTCGCTTCCAGTACCCCAGGGTGCTCCTGCTTGAATCGGAGAACCTCCCAGAATAAGGATTGCTCAAGAGCGAATGATAGTTTGTCCATGTGTGCCTCTCTTTCCGAAAAATGACGGGGCTATCTTACGATTTTTCGCTTTCATCCTCTTCGGTGGGTTCTTGGTCATCCTTTGGGTGACAGTCGGTTTTGTGCGGGGCTACCTGTGGGTTTTCGGCGGTCTTAGCCGTGTCCTTTAGGACACTTCCGGGTCAAAAAAGATGTTTCCGATCTGCTCGGTGTTCAAACTGAGCAGTGCCGAAATGGCGCTGATTTCGCCCTGGGTAAATTCAGTCTCGCCGGAGATCTTCCGGAACCATGTGGTCCTTGCGAATCCAGCCGCTGAGCAAACATCATCGATGGTTTTGTCCTTCAGCAGCATTTCCGCCTTTAGTCGTTTTGCGTTCATCCGTTTTCCCCCTTTCTCCGTGCCGCCTGGCACCGGCTACGAGGCCCCCAGCGGAGGCCCCGGGTGTCGATGTCAGAAACAATCACACAGCCTGATATGAGCATGTTCATACTGAAAACGCAGCCCATCAGCAAGCGTTTCTATAGTCATATCTTCCATTGCCCCAATATTGCAGTAGTAACCATTCACGAAAGCTGCGCTATAGTCATCATTCAGGATCTCTTTAGCTCTCATGACATCATCGTCTTCCATCTTGAAAGTGTCTTTTTTTTCATCGTATTCAGGCCAGAACACTTCAACGTTCCAGCTCCTGCCCGTTTTCCAGACCGCAAACCAGCAGATCCCCATTGCGGCATCCATGATGTTTTCACGGGCCAGTTCTCTTAAGCTTGCCATTATCTTTTCCTCCGTTTTCGCTTGTGTCCTTCAGGACACCACTAATTATAGTGGCTTAAAAGACACTTGTCAACCCTTTTTGAAAATAAAGTTGCAAAAATGACACTTCTATTATATAATGCTCTCAGGAGGTGCGGAAAATGTCTACTAATCCTTGACCAGGATAAACTCAGCGGGGCGGAGGATCTGGAAATCATCCGCGCGTCCCTGGCTCAGACCAAAACCCAAAAGACGAATATCATGAACGCAATCAAGGCCGGTATCTTCACCGCGTCCACCAAAGACGAGCTGCTCCGGCTGGAGCAGGAAGAGGCGTCGCTGGAGGATCGTATTAAACAGTCAGAAACGGCCCGCTCAGCGCTTCCAACCGAGGACGATATAATCAGCTATCTGGAACTCTTCCGCGAGGGATACGCATCACAGGAGCTTACTAACGCGGCCCTGCTGGACGCCTTTGTCCTCCGGGCGGAGGTGCGGGAGTCTGACATCCTGGTATATTTCCGCATAAAAAAAGAAGACCGGCAAACTGTTGCCGATCTTCCTTCCTGCGGTTCGTTTAGTACGGACAAGTGGACTTGCCGCAACGCTAAACGAACCCTCTACCACCTTGACGGGCTGTTCATTCTCAAGGTTCCCGCGTAAATATACACGATTAATCATTAAAAATCAATAATTAATCTGTCTGCTCCGCCTGTGCGGGAGGTTTTTGATTCCGCGGGAGCAGCTGCACCTCCGCCTCAATGCAGGCGCTGGCCGCTTCCTGTTCCGCCGCGCCGAAGGGCACTTCGTCCACCATAGCCGCGTTTTCGACGATGGCCATGGCGGCGTCTTTCCTGGTCGTGGAGTCCTTACTGATCTGGCCGGTCTTCACGAGCTGCTCCACGGTATGGACCGCGATTTTGGCATAGTTGGCAATGGCGCCGAAGACGCCAGTCCCCGCGGGGAGATTGCCAAGCACCTGGTTCGCGCCGGAGATGATCTCCTCATCGATAACCCGGCGCTTGTACAGGATGATCATGGCGATTCCCACGACTAGCGCCACCACAAACGCGATAATGCTGATAATCATTTCCTTTTCCATGGTACCCTCCTATTTCAAGTAGATAGTCATCATGTATCCGGTCTTGTCCCCGGTCTGGATCTGCGTCCAGGTGTCGCCCTGGGAGATCACGCAAACCGTTGTCCCGATCGGCACCTTCGCCAGGATCCGGGCCTTCATGCTCCCGCTCGCGCGGAGGTTGACGGTCCGGCCTTTGGGCGCGTATACCTTCGCGGTGGTGCCGGTGGGTGTGCTGACCTTGCTGTAATTGACGTTCTTCAGCTTTCCCCAAAACGTCCACTTACCGATCTTGGTGTTGGTGATCACCTTGCCGGAAACCGAGGACGCCTCGACGATTTCGAGGGGGTCGATCTGAGTTACCATCCCGATGTGATAAAAGTCGCCCTGGCCATCCGGGTACTTTGCGGTATCCTGGGATTTGTGCTTAAAGACCGCCATCCCTGGGAGTAGCTGGGCCTCTGACTTGATCTGCCCTTTTTCAGAGCAGTATTTCCGCCAGATGGTATTGCTTCCGTGGTAGATGCTGGAACCCTGATCCCGGAAACACTTCACGAACAGCCCGGAGCAGTCAATACCGCGCTCGCTGTTCGATCCAGGGCTCTTATATGGCCAGCCCAGACAAGCCCGCGCAGAGACCACCAGCTTGTCCACACTCAGCATCAGCCGTTCCCTCCTTCCTCCGCTTCCTCGTCTTCGTCGCTGACGTCAGGGGCATCGTCGGTTTTGGTTTCCGCACTGTATCCGTTGCGCCAGGTCAGCTTGATCTTGTCCATGCCGGCCAGGATCGCTTTCTCATATACGCTGTTGTGAGTGTAGGCCCAGACGTTTACCAGCATGATCACCGACGCGCATATCGCCAGGTAGACCGCCGCGTCGCTGGCCTGCGGAACGCAGACGACGATCAGGGCCGCGATCAGCATGTAGAAGAACCAGAACCGCGCCGTCCAGGTCGCGAGCTTTTTGGAAAATTGTTCTTTTGGGTCTATGCGTTTCATTGGTTCGTCCCCGTAATCAAATAGTCCTCGATGTCTTTCTGGGTGCGCTTGAGGGCCTCGGTGTTATTCCCATCCACCATATGGTGGATCATGGCCATCTGGCCCCGGAGGATCAGCTTCAGCTCTTCGTCCTGGCGCCTGGTCGTGTCTTCCAGACTTTGGAGCCGCTCATGGTCGCTCCGGAGCTTGGCCTGTATCGTTTTGTCTTCGCTCACTTTCGGCTTTCTCAACTCTCGTATTTTTAGAACCAGATCAATCCCCAGTTTGGCGATGATCGCCAGCCCGATCAGCACCCCGATCGTTGTCCATAGCTCTGACGGGGCGAAGCCAATGAGCTTTGTTGCGTCTTCCATATCAATCACCTCTTGCTATAAGTGCTAACGTTTTCACAAATGTAGATTTTCGGTACAAAGATATGATATAATGACCATACAAAAAGAGCGCTTGCGGCTGGTACCCGCTTGCGCTCCGGCGGAAGATGTGCTTGGGACATCCTCCACGGGTGATAATATCACATCCTTCCGCGAAAAATCAAGAAAGGATGTGTTTTCTATGCCTGCACCCGACAAAGCCCTCCTTATGCACAAAATCGAGGATACCCTCAAACCGCGAATGTTCGCCAATCTCCTGGAAGAAGCCACCGAGCAGATCCAGGGCCACCTGGACGAATTCGAGGTCAGCCACATCGACAGCGATTCAATCGAATCCGACGATCTTCTGCAGCTCTATCTCGCCGCGAAGAAGACCGCCGGAAGAACCGAAAAGACCCTGACCCGCTACCAGTACATCATCGAGCGGAGCCTCCGCGCAATCGGCCTGAAGACCCGCGATATCACCAAGGAACATCTCCGGCAGTTTTTCGCCAATGAGATGGCCCGCGGCGTGTCGGCCCGGACCGTGGATGGTGTCCGGCAGGTCCTCTCCGGCTATTTCGACTGGCTGTATCACGAGCAGCTGATCCCCCGCAATCCATCCCACAACATCGAGGCCATCAAGCACGAACAGAAAGAGCGGAAAGCGCTGTCCTACGTGGATACGGACATCCTGACCCGGAACTGCTCCACCATCCGCGACAGGGCAATCCTGACGTTCCTTCTGGCGACAGGCTGCCGCGTCAGCGAAGTGACCGGTCTCAATCGGGATTCCGTAAACCTGGATCAGGGAGAATGCGTTGTTTTCGGAAAAGGCCAAAAGGAGCGGACCGTCTACCTGGACGATGTCGCTGTCCTGACGCTCCGCGAGTATCTGGCTTCCAGGACGGATACCGGCGATGCGCTTTTTGTCGGGAAAGCCGGTAAGCGGCTGCAGCCTGGCGGAATCCGTGCCATGATGAAGCGCCTTTCTGAAGCCTGCGGCGTTGAAAACGTCCATCCGCACCGCTTCCGCCGAACGCTGGTGACCAGGCTGCTCAATCGCGGCATGGCAATCCAGGATGTCGCCGTCCTGGCCGGTCATGCCAAGATCGACACCACCATGAAGTATTATGCCCAGAGCAAGACCAGAATCAAGAGCGCCTATCATATGCACACGGCATAAACCAGGACATGAGACAGGGGACGCGCGTCGCGCCCCCTGTTGTTTTTGCCTGTTCCGTAGTGGTTTAAAGTCTGTTACCAAAGTTCGGTATTGCTGGAGTGCGTTATTTATCAAGGGTTACGGCACTCCATTGACAATCCGGCTTTAAATTAGTTACCATACTCCCGGAGGTGACACCGATGGGTATTAACGGTGGACGATCTCTCCGGGGGATAGAAGAGAGCGGATATACCAAGTACAATATCACGCTCCCTCCATCCATCATTGAGCGTCTGGAAAAGTTCATGAAGGAAGAAGACCGTGGCAGATCATGGACAATTCAGCAGGCACTCAAGGAGTATCTGGAGAAGCGGGGCTATTGACGGTAGCCCCGTTTTTCTTCTCCATCAATAACCACTGGTAGTTATTTAAAGTCCGTTTTAAAACACTTCGTCTTCTTCGCTCTCTCCGGCTCTTTCCATTGTCCGGAGACTTAAATCATCTGCCGCCATATGCACCAGCTCAATCAGTTCCGGGAGCGTCATCCGCGCCAGCAACGCCCGCGCATCGTCCAGAGCTTCCGACCAACTCTCCACATTCATTCTTTCGGCCTCGCTCCGCAGATGCTGACGGCCTGTGCTTCGGTGATCTCCCCGTCATCCGCACATGCCCACACTTCTGCCGCCGTGATCCTGTGCATCCGATACAGGTTTTTGATAAGCTGATATTTCACGTCAAATCCCTCCCATCAGCATCATTTCGACAAGCTCCAACCTCTCCTCGATGGTCGGCATTGGCTCTTCTGGCTGACTGCCATACTCCCACCATGTGACGAAATCACCCTGAATGTCCGCTTCCGTTTCTTCCCGGCCAGCGTCCAGCGTAAAAACAACCTCGTCATAAGTATAGACAGTCTGCCCGTCCTGCTCGCCTTCAACCACATGGTCAGCAAGCCTGACGATTTTCTCTCCGCTTCCAACCGCCTCCATCACGACCATCTCAGGCCGCACCGTAGATTCCGTACCTGTATGCAGCATTTGCTATTCGCTCCTTTCTCTGTCTTGCATCGACCCGGCTCCAGTATCCCATAACCCGCCGAGCCACTCTCATAATCTCAAAAACATGATACTTCCGGCAAATCGTCAAACTATCAGAGTTGGTCAGCATCCCATACCGGGCGATGATCGCGCCAACCCTTTGCCGCTTGATCGTTCCGGTTTCCTCAAGTTCCCTCCACGCACGTATTAGACAACGCCGAATTCGCTTCCAATTTCGCCTTCGCAACGTGCATCGCCTCGGATAAATCCGATATCCGGCCATGTCAATAAAACCGCTGCCGACTCTGTGAATCTCTGTGGTTGCTCGAAGCGTCATTCTGAGCCGCGACTTATAAAACGCCGTAAGCTCTCTGGCCGCATCCCGAACCGCCGTCACGCTTCGCCCCATCAGGAGCAAATCATCCATAAAGCTGACGGCTCGGATGATAAGTGGGTATTCGTTTCCCCGGCGCGAAGCCCGTAAGCTCAGTACGTGCCGCATCCCGTAGCTCATAACGAAGTTGAAAAGCCACGCATCCAGATATCCGCCGATAATCAGATGCCCGTTCGGAGCGTATCTCCAAAGCACCATAAGGCATTTTATGATCCATTCTGCCCTTGGGATTTCCTGCTGGATGATTCTGATCAGCATCGGATACATCACGCTGGCATATGCGCTGGTGCAGTCCGTCTTTTGCCATGCTTTTATGCCCAGCTTGCGGTTTAAATACCTCTGAACCTGTCTTTTAAGTCCGGTCTGCCCGCGCCCCGGCAAACTCGCGTGTTGTGTGGGTAATATCCGCGCGTTAAGCAAAGGCTCC